AAAAGTAAAAGCATTGGAGGACGCATAATATGAGCCAGACAAAAGTAGAAGCACCATTTGTAGAAAACAACGCAAATTTTAGAAATTTAATTATTAATGGTGATATGAAAGTGGCTCAAAGAGCAACTAGTGCAACAACCATTACTAATAACTCTGTTCATTATGCGACAGTTGATAGATGGTTTGTATATGAATATTCTGATGGTGTTATAACTTCTGAACAGCACGACATGTCTGCAGCAGATCAAGCTACAACTGGGCAAAAAAAGGCAATGGAATTAAACGTAACCACAGTCGATTCATCTATCGCTTCTGGACAATTTGCTCTTTTTGCACAAGCAGTTGAAGCACAATTTTGTCAACCAGCTTTGTATGGAACGTCTGCAGCTAAAGATTTAACGCTTTCCTTTTATGTAAAAAGCAACAAGACGGGAACATATGCTGTTGCAATAGATAAAAATGACAGCACTCGTTATAGATTACCTATAACATACACAATAGATTCAGCTGACACTTGGGAGAAAAAAGTAATAAATATTTCACCTACTGCTGGATCAACAAGTTTAATTACAGGAGCAAATGGAGCTATTGCAGACGATAATGGTATTGGATTTCACATTTGGTGGACACTAGCTGCTGGATCAGATTTTCAAGGAACAAACAATACTTGGACAAGTAGTGAAAAATATACCACGTCAGATCAAGTAAATTGGTTAGACAGCACAAGTAACAACTTTCATATAACAGGTGTGCAATTAGAAATAGGAGACCAAGCCACAGACTTTGAACACTTACCTCATGATGTTCAGTTAAAAAGATGTCAAAGATACTATCAAAAACTTTCTGGTGCTTATGCTGCAAATATGTTTATCACCAATGGTTTTTATAATGGGGCAAGTCAATTTCAAGGGTCTTATAACTATATGTGTAATATGAGAGCAGCTCCTTCTTTATTGCACACAGCAGGCACTTCTTATTATGCTGTTGCAAGAGTTCTTAGTTCAGATTACGTAGATGAAATTAATGGTTTAAAATTATATTCATCAAATGACCAAGCAGGACTACTATATTGGGACGGTGCTAATGGCACCGCTGGTGGTGGCGGTGTTTTATACATAAATAGTAGCAGTGTTACTGAAGCTGCTTTATCAGCGGAGTTGTAAAATGAGCAAATTTAAAGAATGTAATATGAAATATAACAAATTCATGGGAAGTAATGTTTCTGTAACAGTTAGTTTTCCAAAAGAGCCAACTAAAAGTGTTATGTGTGTTCCAATGAATAACGATAATATGGATTATCAAGATATTCTTAAATGGGTAGAAGAAGGTAACACAATAGAGGAGGCCGATTAATGGCATACATAGGAAGACAAAATTTAGGTGGAGCATACAGACAGCTTGATGATATCTCATCAGGTTTTGATGGTTCTGATACTACACACACCATGCAAGTCAACTCACAGAATGTAACTGTGGGTGACGTTAATCAAATCATCCTATCTCTTGGTGGTGTCATACAAAAACCAGGCACAGACTTTACTGTATCTGGTAGCGTATTGACATTCACAACAGCTCCTGCTGCTAATACAAGTTTCTTTGCAGTGCTACTAGGTTCAGATAATGGCGGAACGGTGACACCGACTGACGTATCTGTAACAAAAGCAAAACTTGCAGATGAAGTAGATATCTTTGCAGGTACATCATTAAGTGCTGCTGATTTAGGTTCTGGTATACATATTAAAACTGCAGATAGTGGTGGCTCTGCAAACGTAAGTCATGATGAAATTGTCATAGAGGGTTCTGGACAATCAGGCATGACCATTCTTTCAGGCTCATCTAATAATGGGGCAGTATCGTTTGGAGACAGTGGTGATAGTGCAGATGGTTTTATTAATTATGACCATGCTAACAGAAAATTAGATTTTGGTTCTGCAAGTGCTACTCAATGGTCAATAGACTCAGGAGGTGATTTACTACCAGCTGCAGCAGACCATGGTATTTATCTTGGCGTTAATTCTGCAACAGCAGCAAACTTGCTTGATGATTTTGAATTTGGCACATGGACACCAACATTAGGTAATGCCGCTGGAAACGAAACAATGACTTTAAACTCAACTTACTCAGGTACTGATAAATGCTTTTATACAAAAGTTGGCCGAATGGTTCATGTTCACGGTTATATAATAGCTACTGGTAATGGCACTCACACTAACTCAGCCACTTATTTAGGAGGACTACCTTTTGATGTAAAAAGTGGTGACACACCTTATTCAGCTTTAAATGTAGGATATGGAGAAAATTTAAACATAACAGCTGGTCATAATATGGGTGGATATGCTAGAGTAAATAATTCAAATATTGCTTTATGGGTTTGGGATACTGCACTTGGTGGAACTGTCATTCTAAGAGATGAAATATCTAGCAATGGTGGATTTATTTTTTCACTAACATATAGTACAAATTAAAAGGAGAAAACAATGGCAATAACAAAAACAATAGAAGTGGATAAAATAGAAGTAGTTGGAGAGTACAAAGCTGTTCAAGTGCGAACAGCCACTGTTATCAAAGAAGATGATGCAGAAATATCAAGAACTTTTAGTAGGCATGTGATACATCCTCACATGGATATTTCTAGTGAAGAGGCTGAGGTTCAAGCGGTGGCTAACGCTGTATGGACTGATGATGTAAAAGCTGCTTGGCAAACTTATCAAGATAATTATACTGGCCCTGGAGCTTAATAAATGAGCACAGAGCAAGAAAACAAAGAAGCTATAATTCGTATCGAAGGTGACTTAAAATTAATTCATCAAAAAATAGATACAATAAAAGATAATCATCTTGAACATATGGCTGAAGATATTGACCGACTATCTAAATTTATTTGGGTAGTAGGTGGCACAGTGTTTGCTCAAATGTGTTATCTTATAGTTAGAACTTTAATGTAATATGGCAAAGAAATGGAAATCACATACTGAACATCAAGCAATACATAAAGGTACATCCATAGGCAGGAATCCAATAAAAAGTACTATGAATAAAAAAAAGAAAGCAAGTTTTAAAAAATATAGGGGTCAAGGAAAGAGAAGATAAATATGTCACAAATTCCAAGCGAATCAAAAGCAAAAGGTAAAATAGGTTCTAAACCTATTGATGACTATCTTAGTGAACAGGTTTCTGACCCTAAGATAGCAGCTAAAGCTAAACAAACATATACTAAACAAGCTGTTCAAACTGATGAGTTAATGACAACTCCTACACAAGCTGGAGTTACTTCTGCAGGTCAAAGAACAGTAAGTGGTCCAAGTGCTATTCAAGCTCAAACTGGAACTACAACAGGTGTAGCTGCTCCTAGTGCTTTAGCTCAAAGAACAATGACTGCTGCTACGGTTGGAACTCCAACTGCTGCTACAGCTGCAACTCAAACTGGATTAGGTTCTGCTACTCAAGTAACAGGACAAACTAGAGGAACTGTAACTGGTTCTGCTACGGCTGCTACAGCTAACCCTGTAACAAATGCTATTGCTCAAGCTGCTCAAGGTAATGTTAATCAACAAGCTTTAGCTGCTGCTGTTACTGGACAAAAAGCAACTGTCACTGCTCAAACTGCAAGTCTTCCTGGTAATATTCAAGCTGCTGTTACAAGCAACCCTGCTTCTGTTACTGCGGCAACTGTAAACAATCCTCCTGCTGTTAACGCACAGATAGCTTCAATACCTGCAGATACTCTTGTGTCGGGTCAGATGGAGAAACTATTAAGTGGTATTGAAACTGGAACTATACCTGTATGGGCAAGAGGTGCAGTAGAAGCTGTAGATAAACAATTAGCACAAAGAGGAATGAGTCGTTCTTCTATTGGTAGAGATGCTTTAGTAAATGCAATAATACAAAGTGCTATTCCTATTGCCCAAGCTAATGCCACACAGTTACAACAAGCTGCTATGGCTAATCTTAATAATCAACAACAAGCAGAAGTTCTTACAAAACAACAACAGTTTCAAGCACAATTAACTGGTGCTCAGTTCCAACAACAAGCTGCGATGCAGACTGGACAGAACACACAACAGTTATTAATGGCTAATCTTGGCAATCAACAACAAGCTATTTTAGCTAGTGCTCAACAACAACAAGCAGTAAGATTACAAAACCTTGCAAATAATCAACAAGGTGCTGTAACAAATGCACAACTTCAACAACAAATGGAGTTAGCAGGAATGAGCAATCAACAGTCTGTTGCTCTTGCTAATGCACAAACTATAGCAGGTCTTGATGTTCTTAATTTAAATAACAGACAACAATCTGTTATATCTAATTCTAATTTATTTAGAACTTTTGGTTTACAAAATTTAAGTAACTCTCAACAAGCTGTTATGCAAAATGCAGCTAATCTTGCAGCTCTTGATATGGCTGAGTTAAATAATAGACAACAAGCTCAAGTATTAAATGCACAATCATTTTTAAATCTTGATATGACTAACTTAAGTAATAATCAACAAGCTGCTATACTTACTGCACAACAAAGACAACAAGCTATGTTATCTGACCAGGCTGCTGATAATGCAGCTAGACAATTTAATGCTACTAGTCAGTCACAAACAGACCAGTTTATGGCTAATCTTGCATCTACTATAAGTCAACAAAATGCAGCCCGTGCTGACGCTATGTCACAATTTAATACTACTCAAAAAAATCAAGTAGCACAAATTAACGCTGGTAATACACTTGAAGCAGAAAGACTTGAAGAACAACTTAATACACAGATAGACCAATATAATTCTAATTTAGCTTTTCAAAAAGACCAGTTTAATATTCAAAATTCAATGGCTATAGAACAATCAAATGTTCAGTGGAGAAGGCAAACAAATACAGCAAACACAGCAGGCGTAAACGCAGTTAATCAAGCTAACGCAATGAATGCTTTTAATTTAAGTAATCAAGGTTTATCTTTCTTATGGCAAGAGATGAGAGATGCTGCTAAATGGGAATATGAAGCATCTGAAAATGACCAAGATAGAGATGCTAAATTAGCTATTGCAGCTCTTGGTAATGAAGCAATAGATAATCAAGCAAAATTAGACAAAATGAAAACAATAGCAAATTTTGTAATAGGTCTATTACCAGAATAATGAATGATGTAGAAGCTGCAGTTCATTTAATGTCAACTGCAAAAACTTATAAAGATATATTTAAAGGAGATGTAGAGCACATCTTACAACAAGTTTTACCACCAATAAAACTTAATCAATATAGAGTTTTTAGAAGAGGTGATATACCTTTTGCTTATACTAGTTGGGCTTTTATGAATACAGAGTCAGCTGATAAGTTTAAAAAAACTGGAATAGTAGAAGATGATAGTTGGTGGAATAACGGTAGTCATATATGGCATATGGATACAATATGTAATGATGGAAATATTTTAACATTACATAGATGGACACAAAGAAATCTTGCAGAAAAAGTTGGAGATAAGAAAAAAATAAATTGGATAAGGCTTGGACAAGATAAATTTGGTCAAACAACAGTTAAAAAAATAGGACACGCATTTACAAAAGGAGAAAAAAACTATGGGTTCAATAGTTAAAAAAATAAAAAAGACAGTTAAAAAAGTAATTAAGAAAAACCCTATTTCTAAAATTATAAGTAAAACTGCTAAAAAAATAAAAAGGTTTGGTAGAAAAGTTTGGGAAGGTATTAAAAAAGTAGGCGGTAAAGCTATGAAAGCTTGGGGTAAAATTAGTCAAAAAATAGGACCTATCGGAACTATTGCTTTATCTTTTGCTATGCCTTATTTACTTGGGCCTTTAAGTGGTGCGGCAGGAACTGCATGGAATAATATGGCTACTTGGTTAGGAACTCCAGCAACTGGAGCAGGTAGTGCTTTTGTAAATACATTTAAAAATTTAGGTCTTAATGTAATGAAAGGTACTCAGTTTGTAGGTAGTACATTTAAAGGTATAACTCAAACACTAAGTAAAACTATAGGTTCTTTTGGACAAGGAGATATCGCAGGTGGATTCTCTAATTTATGGAAAGGAGCTGGAGATGTGTTCTCTGGTCGTGCAGGTTTTGGAACAGCAGATATTGCTTCAAAAGCTGTAGTAGATGCAAGTTTAGGATTAAACACTCAAGTTCAACAAGCAACAGGAACATTTTTAAGAGAAGGTGCGAGTGGTGTAGTTCAAACTGGTGGTGTTAATATGCTTAATGCTAATATTGCAAATGCTCAATCTTACAAAATAATAAGTAATGCAATGGCTAGCACAGTATCTGGATACACACCAGAAATGTCTAAGTATGTTAATACACTACAAAAGCAGTATAAACTTGATGCTTTTACTGCACATGAACATGCTATGAAAAATGGTGGTGTTATTAATATAGACCCTACCAATCAAGCAACAACTTATAATTTAGATTTTAATTCTTCTGGAGACTTTAAGTTTCAACAATCAGGTGGTCCGCCTAACGCAGGAGAATATCAATATACTGGAGATGCTAGTAAAATTAGCTTTGGTGAAACAAATCAATATGTAGGTATGAGAGGTAATCAGTATGAAATTAAAGGAGAAACTTACGGTTATGGTGATGCCCCTAAATCTGACAGTTTATTAAATAAAGGTTCTAAAGCTTTATCTGCTATGTTAAATAATGATGATAATCAAGAACTAGAAATTCCTGGTGGAGTTAATCCAAGTTTAGACCCTTATAGTACTTTATATGGCGGAACAAATGTTGCTTCTGCAGGAGGAGGACAATTTTTAACTCAAGCACAACAACAATTTTTTGTTGAACAAGATTTAAATATAGCAAGAGGATAAATGTCTAAAAAGAAAGATTCTAGATTAGCTAAAGCTGGAGTATCTGGTTATAATAAACCAAAAAGAACTCCTAATCATCCTAAAAAATCTCATATTGTTGTAGCAAAAGAAGGTGATAAAATAAAAACTATTCGCTTTGGACAACAAGGTAAGAAAGTAGGGACAGTATCAGGAACAGCAGGTAAACCTAAGAAAGGTGAGTCTGCTAGAATGAAAGCTAAACGTAGGTCTTTTAAAGCTAGACACGGCAAGAATATTAGAAAAGGTAAAATGTCTGCAGCTTACTGGGCTGATAAAGTAAAGTGGTAGTTATGTGTAAAAACTGTGAACATACTTGTCATTGTGATAATAGTGGTCAATGCCCTATTGAAGATTGTAATTGTATAAATTGTGAGTGTAAAGGATAATGAAATTAAGTGAAAACACCGCTATCTCGATGCCAGCTCGTAACCTTATTTCTATTATTGGTGCTTGTATTGTGGGTGCTTGGTTCGGGTTTGGAGTCATTGAGCGACTTAATATTATAGAAACAGAACTTCAGCTTATTAAAAAAGATTTAGAAAAAGCTAATGATTTTATTGATGGAGTTCCTAAAGGTGACATGGTATCTCCACAGATACAAGAACTTTTTATGTTGGTTGAATTTATTTCAAAAAACCAAGATAAACTAAAGAAACAGATGGAACAAGAAATACCTATGATACAGAAGAATGATATGACTATACAGTTTCATGAAGAAAGATTAATTAACTTAGAAGAAAGAAACGGAACTCACTAATGATAGAGATGGTTTTTGCAATGATGATGATAAAAGACGGTAACAAAGTCTTAGAGTATGTACCTACTGGGGGCATGAGTGATTGCCTGCAGCAAAAACGTGTTGTTTCCAGGCAGATTGGAGAAGAACAAGAAGGTATATATGTTCAATGTAAGGAACTAAAAGTAGAATTAGAAAATGACATGGGTCGATTAAGAATCGTAAGAATTATAGAGGAGTAAAATTATATGGTAGACACATTAGCACCAAAAAGAGTATTTACACAGAGAGAGTTAGATAAAAGTTTAACACCATCTCCAGTAACTGCTGCAATTATGCAACCTGATAAAAATATTATGGATATGGCTCCAGATCAAAAAATGCCACAAGATTTAATTGGTCAGCAATCAGATTTTTTAGTAGATCCAAATAGTATTATGGCAAGTATGCAAGAGAATCAAGCTCCTGGAACTATGGAGAGAGAACAAACTATTAGATCTTCAGAAGAAATAACTGCTGATAAACAAACTGGAGAAAGAGCAGGTAGGCAAACTACTCAAGGATTAGCAGCAAGACCAGGAAATCCTGCACCAAGACCAGGAAATCCTGCACCAGTTAGTGCGGGCATAATGTATGCAAGTACTGGTGCTCAAGATGTTCAAATAGATAGACCTCTTGTAGTTGGTGAAAGAGGCCCAGAAATGATTGTGCCTACAGGTAAAAATAAATTTACAGTTTTATCTACTGCTGATTTAAAAGGACTAATGGCTAGGGTAGATTTAGGCCCTAAACTTACAGATGATGAAGAGATGCAGCAAAGAGAAAACTATTTTAATTTAGGTAGAGATAATTTTCTTTCTTTAGATCAATATTTAGGAAGCTCTCAAGCGTTTAGTGACGCTCAAGACTAGCCAACATCTTTAATTTTATAAGGATCTGTATTTAAATTAGGCACTTTGTCCCCTTGCTCTCCAGCCAATATGCTTTCAAGATTTTTATGTAGATAGGTTATAGCTGCACCAACTATAGAATCTTTAGTTAGTGTTTCTGCTATCTCTTTAAAGCTACATCCATATTGCAATAATAAAGATGTCATCTTTCCAGATGCTCTTAGTTCTCTATCTAAAGTAGACTCAGTTGGTCTTACCTTAATCCATACAGCCATTGGGCTTATGCCTGTTGCTGACATAGAATAGTCTACTATAGCTAACACTCTCCTGTCATCAATCTTCATTCTAACAGTTATACTTCTCATTCTCATTGGGACTTCAGCTCTTGCCACGTTACTCATTATATCCTTTCTATTAATCTTTTAATATCGTCATTTAATTTTTGACTTGTTTCAATGCAGTGTTTGATGACACTAGCCAGTAGGTTAGCATAGAATACTTCATTTATATCTTCCAAACTATCTTTAATTTTAGCTGGCTGTATGTAGTCTAGATGTATTGCTATCTGACTAGTGTCAGTCAAAGACACTTTCATGTTAAATAATTCTGAATTATTTTTTTGCATCGCTAGGTTTCGCTACAAAGTCTGCACCTATCTTTGGATCAAGCTCTTTTAATCCTCTTGATAGTACTTCAATACCCTGTAC